AACAGACAACAAGACGCAGAAAGCGTGGAGCCACGACAGCAAGTGGGCCGTAGTGTGGGACAGCGAGAGCCGGGCCTATGTGTGGGACAACCGGATGTTGCCTTGGGCCTAACGTGGGAGCTAAGTTGCCCGCTACGGCGGCACCGGCCCACAGGAACGAGACACTGTAGCCCGCCGTAGCGGGTCAACTTGAGCGATGGGTTAGCCGCCTCTTGCCGAAGCGAAAGGATGGCGACATGGGACAGCCTGGAATGGGCGTAATGCTGGGGATGCTGGGTGGCAATGCTGACTCGGTGGCGGCCTTCACTGGCGCGGTGGGCAAGACTATTGCCGCGCTGCGACTTGGCGACGATGAAGCCCTGCATTTTGAGTTCAGCGACGGCAGCAAGATGAAGCTGAGCGACGAAGGGCAAAACTGCTGCGAGAGCCGCTACATGCGTACCGATGACAACTTGGCCGACTACGTGGGCGCCAAGCTGCTGGGCGCCGAAATCAAGGAAGCGCCGAACGAGGCGGACGAGTACGGCGAGCACGAGGTGCAGTTTCTGGAGGTGCAGACCGACCGAGGCGTGTTCACGATGGCGAGCCACAACGAGCACAACGGCTACTACGGCGGCTTCTGGATTCAGGCAGCGGTGGAATGAGGCGGGCGGCTAACGTTTGAGCTAACCGCGCCAATGACGGCGCTACAGGAGTGTGAAGATGGAACAAAAGCAGCCCGCCGGCATTGGTCCGGTTGAGCGAGGGGTTGGGCGGCTGCGTCCGAAGCGCGCAACTCGCGCCGCCGCGTGGTTTGTGTTCGGCGTGCTGTGGATCGCTGGGCTTGCGCTGGGCGACCAAATCAAGGCAGCGGGCCACGACTTCAGCGGCGCATGGGCTGTGCTTTACGGTGGCATGTGGATGCTGCTGTGCGTGGAGATGCGCAAAGCCGCGCTGGTTCTGTGGGCCGCTGAAGACGAGTTCAAGGCGCAGCGGCCGGGCGAGTGACTTGAGCCGTGATGCGCCGCAAGACGCCCAACTAGCGTTAGGCATCACTACAACGAAGGAACAAGAGAGATCGTGAAATGAAGAAGATCAAACCAGGGGGTTTTGACTGCGCCAATGCGGGCGGCGAGCTGTGGGTGCTGTTTCAATTGCGCGTTGCGCTGGGCGACCCGACCGGGGAGCTGATGCAGGATGAGCTTGTGGAGCGTGCGCGCGACGCATGGGCAGACGCGCAGCTTTATCGCATGCAGCGCACCGTGGAGAAAAAGGAATAGCGATGGTGCTGCGAGCTAAAGGCGCACTGCACGTTTATGAAACGTGCCGTGGCTTTGGCATTGGCTGGGCGCACAGTGTTTGGCTTGCGGGCGCTGCAAGCGCTCGGGGTGGCCGCGAAGAAACTCGAAGACGAAACTAAAGAGCTGATTGATGTGCACCGCGCCCGGCAGCCCTGGTTGCGCCGTTGGCGGTGGTGATGAAGCCTAAAGACTAAGTGGAGCCGCCACGCGCGGCAAGGAGCAACAATGACATTCGACGACTGGCTCACCACTGACGGGGACTACCTCAATGACAGCGACGATGCGGCAATGGCAGCAAAGCTGATGGCGCGGCGCGCATGGGATGCTGCCGTGGCCGCAGAGCGCGAGCGGTGCGCCAGGATTGCCGACGAGCACGCAGGGTTAGGCCCGCTGCCAAAAACTGAGTACACGCTGGCAAGCGGCTTTGCGGTCTCTCGGATGCCGGGCTACAGCGCCGACCAGATGCGCGCCTATGCTGCCGCCGCCGTGGCCGCAGATGCCGCGTGGCTTGCAGTGCAGCGAAACGAAACACCAGCGACAGGCGCAGAATTTGCCGCTGCATTGTTGGCGTATAGGGCCTAAAAGGGATTCGCATGAAGCTCAGTGAGTTGATTGATCAGGGACTCAATGCAATTGAGACGTACGGCGACCTAGATGTTTGCGTCCCCTGCCCAGACGAGGGGATCGATGACGAGCTATGCGACGCCAACCGTGTCAAAGTGCGGTCAAGGGGCAGTCCGTACATTGATCAAACGCGATGGGACGCAAAAGACCGCGAATTGGTATTCGTGGTGGCCGCATAACGTTGCAATTAACCTGCCGCCGTAGGCGGTCAGGTTGAATTGCGTGTTAGGCCACTGGTTGAGAAACGAACGAAAGGACGACTGACATGGAATTTCAAGACTTCCCGAAGATGGCGCGGCTGACCCGCGAAGTGATCGTGACCGAGAAGATCGACGGCACGAACGCGCAAGTGTTTATTTCCGAAGACGGCACGCTGCTGGCTGGAAGCCGCACCCGTTGGGTTACCCCGGCTGACGACAACTTTGGTTTCGCTGCGTGGGTGCAGGCGCACCGAGAAGAGTTGCTGACGCTGGGGCCTGGTCGCCACTTTGGAGAGTGGTGGGGTGCCGGCATTCAGCGCCGGTACGGTTTAAGCGAAAAGCGGTTCAGCCTTTTCAACGTGCAACGATGGGCATTGCACGGCACCGCGCCGAAGACCTACCCGACCGCCGACCCGCGTGTGACGCGCACACAGGACGTGCTGCCGCCCTGCTGCGGGCTGGTGCCGTTGCTGTACCAAGGCCCGTTTGACACTGCGGCAGTTGATCGGTGCATTGAAAGCCTGCGGATTACCGGCAGCGTTGCCGCGCCCGGCTTCATGAAGCCCGAGGGCGTGGTGGTGTTCCACACGGCCGGCAACGTGGGCTTCAAGAAGACCGTGGAGAAGGACGAAGTGCCGAAGGCTCTGGCCGCGCTGCAAGTGGCCTAACTAGCGTTCGCCAGCACGCGGCCACGCTTTGATTAGAGCGTTCACTTCTGCGGCAAACTCGTCGCGCTCGAGGGCGGATTGTCGAGCAGCGACTGCAATCTCACTAGCAGCGGCTCCAAGATCGGCAGCATAGGTTGAGAGTGCTGCGGCCCGAGCGTGACAGGCGGCGATGGAATCCTCGCCGGGGTCACCGGCGGCGTAGGCGGTGAGCTGGTCGCGCAGCCGACTAGAGTCGAGACTAAGAGCGCGCAGGCGGGAAGCTTGTTGATTAATCGTTGTGCGTGCATTAGATAACTCCGAGGCCTGTTGATCGACGGTTGATTGCCAACGCGCCTCAATCTCGCGCTGGCGGGCTTGCTCGAGTGCGATTGCCCGCTCAGTTGCAGCGGCTGCCTGGGCGGCTTTGAGGCGCCAGCCGGCGGCCTCGTGGCTGCGGCCGAGCCAGTACGTGCCAGCAAGCAACGCGACGACGGCGACGGCACCGGCTACCGCGAGGGCGGTTCGGAGGCTGAGCGGTACGGGTAGGCCGGGGATCATCCTGGGGCGTCCTGAAGCGTCACGCAAAGCGCGTCCCGCTGCCGTCAATCACCAGTTTTTGCCCCCGCCCGCGCGGGTCAAAGCTAATGTGTACCCACCCGCCTCTGGCGCTCCCGGCAAACTCGCGGATGATCTGGTCTGCCCGCATGTCCAAAGCCAGCGGCGCGAGCAAGTCGAAAAGCTGCTCGGTCGATCCATAACTCGGGGCCACGAAGTCCACGGCCCACCCCTGCACGTGGGCGCTGTTGTCTCGGCTGCGCAAAGCGCGGTTGAGCTCGACGCAGCGATACCAGCTTGTGACATGTACCGGCTTACCCACAAACTTGCGCAGCCTGTCCATTTTCGCGGCCGTCGTTCGGATGTTTCCCCGCACCGAAAGCGGCGGGGTGTTGTCGATGCCGAGGCGGATGGCGGTTTCGCTGTGCGTTGCCTCTGTCCAACTAAAGTGCTCACTGAGCGGCTCGAGCATGTCAGTCATTGAGCGCCATCCGATCCGCGCTGCTTGCGCCAGGTCTCAATCCCGCCTACCGCTGCGAGCGTGGCTGTACCCGCCGTAAGTTGCTCCCATGGCACGATGGGCGGCGCGGGCCACTGGACCCCGGTTGCGAGCGTGAGCAACGTCGTCGCCCAATAGACGATGGGCCACGCGACAAGCTGGTAGCTGTACGCGGCAAGGATGGTTATGGCAATGCCGCGTTTCCAATTTTCGACCGTGATCATCTCTGCATTCTCTGGGCTTCGATGCGCTCGACGCGGGTCGATAGCGCGTTGTGCTGCTGCTCTGAGATTTTCCGGTCGCGCTCCATTGCGACTAGGATCGACTCGATCTTGAGCTGCATCTGATGTTGGCTTCGTAGCGCGTCATCAATCGACGCCTGACCGCGAAGCATGATCCAGCAGAACAAACCCACTAGCGGAGCGCCGATCCACTGCGCAACCCGCACCGCGGTCTGCATGCTGTGCTCGTGCTGCGCGAGCTTTGTAGTCGCGGTGTTGACCTCAATTGCGATACTCCGCAGGCTCTGCGTCAGCGAATGCACGTCATCGCCGACCGCGGTGCGGATGGCCTCGGCAACGCGGCGGGTCTTGTCCTCGTCAGTGTCGATCATCTGAGCGTCACACAGTTATGGCTGATTGACCACGGCAACCCCTCGCGCAAAAGAGAGGGATCGCCACCGAACGGGCGCAGCTTGAAGTCCTGCCATCGCAAGCTGCGGTCTGCGACGAGGCAGCCGCGAACGCGGTCGAAGCGGTAGCCGGTGCCCTCTTTGAACCAAACGCAACCGGCATACGGGTGGACCAGCAAAGCGGCGAAAACTTTGAACGCGGACCGGCCCCGCCGCTCGAACCCGACAAATACACCATCCGTCGAGTACGGCACACCGGGCAACCTAGACCGACGAGCCGAGCCGGCAATAAACAGCAGCAGCAGCACGCCGCACGCTAGAGCCACCACGGTGCCGACCGGCCAGCCGGTGAGGGCGTCGCAGGTGTCCGCGCCGTCTGTGATGTTGATGTCTGACATCACGTAGATCGACTGGCAGACGGCAACCATGGTCGACTCGGTGAGGCCATACAGCGCGATCACTAGCAGCAATGCGCGCAGGGCAATCGCTACCGGAGGTGCCAACAGCAGGGCGGCGATCACGATGTAGAGCAACGCGCGCTCAATACCCGCGGTCGCTGCGTCTGCAACGTAGGGCGCCACGTCAGCCGCTGCGGCGAACCAGTAAAGCGCGTGGTAGCCGACGATGACTGCCCCACAAAGGGCAACAGCTAGCCAGCGCATTAAACTTCTTTGTCCTTCGGCCGACCCGGACCGCCTCCGCGCAGGGGACGCGCCACGAAAGACAGCGACTCCGGGTCGTAGGGATCGAGCTGGTTGGCAATGCGGCGAAGAATGCTGGCAATGCGCATGCGGATGCGAGTCATCATGTTTGGTCCTTCAGTTTAAGAACCGGGGCGGTCGGGGCGTCTGCAATCTCAAGGCGCGCGGCTAGGTAGACGCGAAGCTCGTCAATGGTGGTTGGTTCACCAATCGGGGGCGGAGGCGGTGCTGACGCACCGTTGAACCATGCGCCCATGGTTTCGTTAACGAAGTCGATCAATTGAAGCAGCCAAGATTTCAGGCCGCCCGCAGCGGTGATTTTTTCCATCTCGAATGCCAAATCAAAGAGTCCACTTCGGCCCTTAAATTCGTGCGTCCATTCACCCTTGGCTTCATCAAACACACACACGGCGACGAAGATGCTGCCGAGCAAGGGCTGGAGCATCATGTGCAGAGCAATGCGGCGGCCACGAACCTCGGACGAGACGACGGCGGTTAGATCGGTGTACACGGTTTATCCCTATGCCTGATCGGCGGTTGCTCGAACGATGTTAGTACCGTCCGAAAATATGATAGCGCGGCGCGCGTTAGCCACCGTGATGCCGGTGCCGGTTGCTCCGATAAATCTCAGAGACTGCGCTCCAGTGGTCTCATTACTGACCGTCCAGATTTGAGGGGCTAGCGGGACGATAACGTCTCGCGTAGTGGTCAGGCTGATCGTGCTTGTAAACCTCAGTACCTGATTGCGCGCCTCGGCTGCGGTGAGCGTGATATTCGCGTCCGCGGTCATGCTGCGGCTGAGCAACCCAGCTACATGCAGCGGCTGCACCCAAGCCCTCCGGTCTGTGTAGCTGGTCACGGTGGTCGCGTTTGTCACAACCTCGTAGAGCGGGATTCGGCCGGCGGTGAATCCGGTGGTGTTGCGCGACACCGAGCCTGCCCTAGTTGACTCGACGAAATTAGTGGCGCTGGCAGTTAGGGCGACCGACGAATTACTGATTGCCGTCAGCGCTCCATCGACCAGCATTTCTCCGCCGTAAAAGCCCCAGGTTAGAAGCCCTGTCGTAGATGCTCGACGGCCGAATAGGATAGACGGGCTTGATGCGTCAAAGTAGCCGTTAGCCGTGACTTCTTTTTGGCTTTGCCCCTCGGCGATATAGTCGGGGACGCCGCTTGATCCGCTTGAGTCAGCCATTAGTAGTCGATCCGCAAGTTGTCGAAAAAGTAGTTAAACGCGCCAGTCGCATACAAGGCGAACTGACCAGCGCCGGTGAAAGCGTTGTCAGTAACAGAAATTCGTTGAAAGTCGTTAATGAATACTCGGTGCAGATTTCCATTAACCTCAATTCGCATTCGGAACGTGCCAACCGTTGGACCGGCTATTAAAATCGAAGCAATGTCGGTTTCTGTACCGCCCGACGTATTGTTGCCGCCTCTTTTTAAATCAAGACGAATACCACCGGTGTCTGGGGTAAACATAGCCGCATAAGCATACGAGCCAAAATTATTCGACCATGCAGTAGTCCTGTAAACAACCCCCTGAAAAAATGATCCCGCTTGGTTTGTGCAGTCTACTTCTAGCGCAAAATTTGCAGCGCCTAATGCTGTATCCAGTCGGCTCCAGGCTCGACCGAATGATCCAGGATTAAGCGCATAACGCAGACTGTTAATCGAATGAGTAGGCGGGCCATTGCCGAATAGGGTATGACCATCTAATGAGCTGTCGTCCCAATTACGAGCGAAAGGCAAAAGCGGAGCACTAATTACAGCGTCTGCAATTTCCCCTCGCCCGTACCTATTGGACTTCTGCCATACTTTTAGGCGTACCGTCTGCCAGGGGAAATTGGTCGTTGCGATTTGCGTTTCAATGGGGATCTCCCATGACCGCTGACCAAAATCGGACAAGTAGAAAATCCGAATGTCCCCGCTAGTGGTTGTTACCTCGACGTCGTAGACCTCTTTTCCCTCGTCAAGCGGAACGTCCCCCCCATCCTCCCACGCGGCGTTTATCCTTGCCCTCCGCGTCCATCGGATCACGTAGACATTATTCGCCCCCCGGACAGCCGAGAGAAGAACGGGGCTTAGAGGCCGAAGCGCTCTGCCTTCATGTCTTACCGTCTGGTAGTACGAAATATCTCGACGGCCACCGAGCGTACTGGCTACGTACGTCCACTGCCCACGCTCATCAATTGCATCAACCTGTATCCGTCTGATGGACTGAGGCGTGAGTAAAACAAAGCGCTCGCCCGCCACATGCGAGGTCGCCACGTCGTTTGTTGCAAGCCTTGCTCTAAGCAACCCCTTTAGACGATACGTTGTGCCGCTGATTAAAGTCGCGTCCCGGAATTGGACAACCTCGTCTCCGATGCAGGCGACGTTAGCGCCGTTCAACACAGCGACGTCGGTCACGCTCGATAGAGTGCCACTCAACAACTCTACGTCAAATTGGCTATTCATGTCCCAAGCGTTGGGGCCGGACCAATTTGGGAGAGCAGTTACCGTACGCCCCAGAGTGCCGCTTATGTAAATGCTTAGCTGGTAGTCCCACGTCGTCCCGTTGATGGGTCTTCGTTCGACGGCCGCGCCGGTCCAACGACTACCCCCAAGCGCAAAGACCGCAGCGTATACACCTCGGTCATCATCATCTGCCCTTAGAGCCGGCAGGTTCATCACTTCGAGGTGAGTCATCGCCGGAAGGGTAATGCCGACCCCGGGAGGCGTTAGACCCGGAGTAGCAGTTGCCGAGTACACGACCCCGGAATGGTCGACCGCCTCGAAATTGACTAGGGGGCCGGACTCCGACTTGCGAACAATGCGGACACCAAAATTATCGGCAGGCGTAACTAGCGAAACAATGTCGCCCGGTTCTAGATGCGACCATTTACGCGTTGTCGAAAACTTGCGCTGGTTTCGAGCTACCCATGCCTCGGTCAACAGTATTTGAGCGGCATCGGCTGCGCGCTGATCGGTCAGGGCAACAGGGATATCCAATTCGATGACCTGCTCACTGCCTGTGGTCATCCGCCTGGCGCTTTGGGCACTCACCTGATAGTCGGCCCCTGTGCTTCTATACCGTAGAGTCAGACGCGCAGGCAGGTCGGTTTCTTGGGAGCGGGAACTTTCGACCAGATCAACCGTATCGTCCGTGGCCGATGCCCCGAGATCGTCTGCCGTGATGGTCGCAACATTGCTCCCGTTGCGTTGAGAAAATCTCAGCTTGGCGTCTGACTCAACACCGAAAAACGGATACACCCTTGACAGGGCTTCAATGGCAGACCGGGCCGTTTCAGATTGAGACAGGCCATACCCAACAACAGGGTCGGTGAGTGTGGCTGTATCCAGTTGACCAGCCGTCAAGCCTGCTTTTTGCGCAAGCGACGAAACCACACTGCCAACAGTCCTAGTGGTCGCTGGGCCACCGCTTAAACGGCTGTAGATGTAGATATGTCGCCTAGACGGCGGGAAGGTGCTCGACGTATCCCCTGTAATACAACATAACCCGCGATCCGCATAAATCGAAATGTCGTTGGCGACGAAACCCGTCGGAAGAGACGGGCGGTTAGGCGGTTGGCTAGAGTAAAAAGTCATGTGCCGGCGTAAGACGTTGTCTTTGCCGATCTTGTAAACGCCTACTCCAGACGATTGCCCATAAGCCGAAGGGGTGCACCAGATATGCTCTAAGTCGCTTTCCATCATTGCGACTTCGCGCCGGCCAGAACGTTGAGTTACCGGAGATGCGCCGAAGGCGCCTGAATCTTCGCCGTCTACAAAACTTGTCGTTCCGCTCCTAACAAGATCTAGAGAAACGCCGTTATAGCGAAACAGAAAAAACTCGGTTGCCGGATCAATGCTGGGGGCAGTTAATACAAGATAATGTGCGCAGTCAACACATGCGATTACAGCAACTATAGTTTTGCCTGGAAGCGGTGTGCCGATTATTAAATTGCCAATGCTTTTGGTTTCTTTGTCCACCACATACAAGGCCGGCCTTGATGGGTCGTTTTGATTCCAGTTTAGATTCCCGGTCTCTCCAAGCCGCCATACGCCGTAATCAAAGTTTTGATAAAACGAAGGCAAGTAAAAGTCTGCACTTGTTGGAGCAGACGACCCTATGTAGTTGCCGGCCGAGTCATAAAGCCAAACCGGAGCGGCTATCGGATCGTCTAAAATTCTAGGCTGCTCCGCAATACGAATGAGGCCGCCAGAAAATCCGCATATAACAGTTCGGGGGGACGCTCTTGCAATGGGTGAGTTAAAGTCCGTAGCAAGCACTCGGAATCCCGGAGCGATTCCGCCGCTTTCAACTACCTCAAACGTTAGGTTAGGTATGCGGTTGCCAAACTCCGCCAGCTCAAGGTCTCGGAAAACCGCATACGCCAAACCTCTGTATGCCGGCACGTTGCCAACACCGAGAACCGTCTCGATTGCCGGGTCGGGGAGTTGAGTGTTGGAGCCGACATAGACTGTCATAGACTCGCCGACTCGGATACTCCCGGTGATTGCCTCAGCGTCTGCCGTCTCGCTCACGTCGTAGACGAGGCGAGAGTCTGCCCAAATCCTGAGCACTCCAGAGATTGGACCCTCGCACAGACCTACGGCAAAGCTGGCACGGTACGAATACTCAACCGCTGTTTGACTAGGGCCGCCTTTACCCCCGGCGTCCCGTTCGGTTCGTGTCTCGATTAGATCGGTTGACCATATGATGTTGCCGGCCAGCCTCCACGATCCATAAACGACCGGGATCGTTAGCCCGAGCGTGCTTGACTGGACCGACAGCTCACTAAGCCGTGGACCTTGGGAGACAATCTCTTCCGGGAACAACCACCACCCGGCAGCATTGCCGATGGCGGAACCAATGGCCGCGCCGAACGGGCCGCCCACTGCGGCGCCGACCGCTTGACCGGTTAGAGTCAGTACAGCCCGCGCGGTTGAATCACTCACCTACAACCCCGGGCAAAGCGAACGCCGCGACGATCCTCGAGCGCCACGTGTCGTCTAGTTGATGCTCAACTACCGCACGCGCGGGAGCGCTTGCATGAATGACCGAAAAGCCGCCGTACAGATAGGGGGCGACAAACGCTAGGTGAGTTGGGTTTTGTTCGAACCGCATTACAGCAACATCGCCAGCATCTAGGTCGGAAATATTGATGCGGGTCATGTAACGGGTACAAAGATCAATCATTGACCGGCCATCGGCCTGGCGATCATAAGGCGGGAGAGTGATGGACGTAATGAGTCCGACCTCTTTCGCCACCCCTGCGATTAAGCCCACACAATCACAAGCCGCCCCCTTGACACTGGCTTGATGCTGCCAGCGCGTGCCAATCCAGCCACGGGCAGCTTGCACAATGTCACCCCGGCTCGCCATTAGGTGCCACCGTAACGTAAGGTCTTATCGACCCCCGGGACATGCGGGAAGCCGCGGAAGTTGACAAGGTTGTTGAATTTGACCTTGCAGTGATCCGTCGTTTTGTTGCAGCCCTGGACGACCGAGAATTGATCGCCGACCAAAACGTTAAACGGCATGGGCAAAAACAACGTGACGCCGCCAGAGCCCGTATTTGATCGGACCTCCATTTGACGCCCAGTGTTTTGACCCGAGGTCCACGTCAAACGACCTCCAGCATAAACATCTACCGCACCGACCAAAGCAGACGCAACAAACTGCCGGTTATCAGTGACCGACGTGATAGTCCCTGTCCCGGTTACTCCGGCCAGATTGACGCCGCACCTAGAGTCACCCAGGTCAGCATCGCAGGTCGGTAAATAGGTCCGGGTGATGGTCCGCTGTAGCGCGTTCATCAGCCCCCTCACCTCGACCTGCCACGATCCCTTTGATCGAGAGACCTCGCCGAATTGCCCAACGCGTAGGACCATCTCGCCCTGGGTCAGGTCAGAAACATTAACGTGAGACACCCGCACTTGTGCGCCATCCCACAAGCCCGCCTCTAGATCGGCCTCGGTGATATCTGGCCCGCTCAACAGTCCGAGCACGTCAAGGTTATCTGTCGCCAAGTCGGAGGTAGATTCAACTGCTGACGCGCTGGCACCAGTTGCGGCTTTGTAAAGCACGCCGCTATACGAGATATCAATATCCGAGTCCGTGAATCCGAATACCTGTTGATCTCTGCGAGTGACGCGGACTATGGTCCTGATCGTCGTGACCGGCTGTGCGATATGGCTAAGTAGACCAGCAGAAATGCTCTTCACGTTCGCAGCTCGATCAAATTGGTCTGCCAACTGTAGAGCAGTTCATTTTGAGTGCGGTCGATAATCTGTATGCGCGCTTCGTCGGATTCAAAGCGGACCGGGACATCGAACTCCCCCGACCACGTAAGGGCGTCTGTCGGTTGAGGAAAAAATCTAGCCGTCCCTCCAGTTGCAGTGAGTCCAGTGGTTGAGGTGCTAATCGTAATGTTAGCCCCACCCACACCAGTCACCGCATGGCTGCGCCCGTTAAGAACGGTTGCAGCGGTGCCGGTCACACCCTCGATCCATATGCGCCCGCCAAGGGCAAGATTAGGCGCAAAGGCGGTTGCCAGCGTCAGGGCGTGCAATGCGCCGACGGTGTGCGTATTGATTACGCGAGTCTGGTCATTGACAAACGTGATCACGCCTGTCGTTGTGTCAATTGAGATATTGCCGTTCGCCACGCCAACTGTGACCGGCGATCCGTTGCGCAAAACAATGACTGTCCCGGAGACGGGTTTGCGAATTCGGCGAGCCTCTGCAAACGTGCCGGACCCATAACGACGCATGAGCTGGTAGGTTGCTACGCCGTCACCTGTTCCAAGCGTGCCCTGGTCAATTGTGCCCAGGAAAGGTTGCAAAACGCCAGCGGTCGATGCAACTCGATAATCAGACCAATCTCTGAACCTAAACCCATAAGCCGCGCCGCGCATCATCCTGAAAAATGCGAGCAGCTCATCCTTTTGCGCCTCGGTTCTTGGGCTGTGGCTAATGTCGTATCGAGCCCTGGCCTGCGACCAGTTGATGTTTCGACTTTCAAATCCGGCGCGGACGGTAATGATGTCGGTGCTGTACCCCGGCCCACCACTGGCTTGCACCGATATCCGTTCCGGGAATCGCGGGGTTTCCATGAAGGTCATGGGTTATCCGTTCCGCCGTCCGGCCATCGACAACTGACGGCCAACGGCCAAGCCAATCTGATTAGCGGTCTGCCTCGTTACGTTTGTCCCGGGAGGCAGATTAACGTTGATGTTCATGGCGCCGCCACCGTTGGGCACAATCTGCCCACTGCTGCGAGGGACAAACAATTCGGGACCACGTTCTCCTACCAGGTAGCCCATGCCAGCAGCCACAGGGCCGCCCATGGCGCGAGCGCCGCCGAAACCGAACGCACCGCCAATGCTGCCAAGAATACCGCTGAGACTCCCGCCGTCGCCAAGAGCCGACCTTAGCGCCTCTGCTAGTGGCTTGACGATCAAAAGTTGCGTGGTCAGCTTGAGGAGGTCTTTTAACAGGGCGTCGAAAAAGCTCTCGATGTCCAGACGGCCCGAGCTAATCGCGTCCCCTAGGCTACTCGCAAACGTAAGGGCAAGCTGCTCGACTCCATTGGTCACTTCCTTTAGACCACGCGCGCCCTCGCTGTTGAGGCCGAAAATGCGGCTGTAAGCGGCCTCGAATTCTTCGAGGCTGATAGTCCCCTCGAATAGAGCATCGTCAATCAACTGAAGATCGCGCGCCTGCTGCTCGGCAGCGCTGCGGCCGGTAAGATCGGCCAGACGGCGTTCGCGCTCGCTTACGATTCGGGCGATGTCCTGCTCCAGCCTAAAACGCTCACGCAGGACTGCAATGTCTTTCTCGTACTGGTCAAATAATTCCTTGTTGGCGTCTTTGTTTTCTCGCGTGGCCCGAGTGTTTTCTCGCTTGGCCCTTGCGTTTACAAGGACGCCCTCAGCACTTTGCAGCGCGGCGCGGCCTTCGTTGCTGTACTCGCCGGCACCCAATGCCAGCGCCTCGCGCAATTGACGCTGTTTGGCCGCAGCCTCTTGCACCTGATTGTTAAGGTCTTGGAGGATACGGCCGGGCAAAATTTGGCTAAACGCGCGGCCAAAGTCGAGTCGGCGAATGACATCTATCGTATCGTTAAGGACTGGCAACACCCCGCCCGCAAGGGTGTTCTTAAACCGTTCAAATGTAGCGCCGAGCTCGTCAAACTCTTTTTGCAGTTTGGCTGCTTCGGTCACGGTGTCCTTAGTCAGACCACTAAACCGCTCTAACCCATCGGCGCCTTGATTGAGCGGATCGAACCGCCGGCCGTTTTGACAGCAACGCCAAAGGCCTTGAAAAGCTGCGCCGCCTCTTCGTTTCCGCTTGCGGCCTCACCCAGACGAACATTAAGCCCGGTAATGGCGGTGCCGAACTGCTCAGCGCTAACGCCAGACTCGCGCGCCGCCTGCTGTAAATTGGATAGCTGAACAGCAGTAAGGCCAAGTCCTTGCGCGGCCTCGTCAAGGTCGTCAATAGACGACACCAGCGAACGCAAACCAGCCAAAGCGGCGCCGCCACCGAGACCCGCCACGCCGGCCGACAAGAGGCCGAATGTTCGGACTACGTTATCTACCGATCCGCGGATGCCCTGCAAAACGCGGGTGGCCCTGTCTTCGGCACTAATGACAACTTTGGCTTCAGTGCTGGCCATGGGCGTGCTTTCGGATCACAAGCAAAAGCTCGGTAATGAGATCAAGGTCATCAACGTCATGCAGCTGGCAGTACAGCGGCAGCGCGGTCGGTTGCCAGCCGCCCAGCCAGTGCCAGGCGTGGGCGGCGGCCAGCGCGTCCAGGTGCCAAGGCGCGGGCGCGGCGATCGCATCACCCAGGCCCATGCCTGCAAGTTTTTGCGCCTCGCCGCGGGATCGCTCCCACGTGAGGCGCTCCATCAGTTTTTTGAGGCGGCCTCAATTCGCTCGCGCCGCTTGGCCAGCGCGTCTATAAGTGCCGCGCGCAGCTGATCGGCGTCGGCGGGCTGGGCGTCGAGCAGCCAGGGAACGAGCTCAGGACAAAAGCCGACCACGGCGTGGTCATCAGCGTTGTCCGTGAACGCGGCCTCGGTCACACCGGCCCAGCCGACCATCGCGCGCTCAAGCTGAGCCCGAAAGAACTCCACCATGCCGAGATCGCCCTCGGAACGCTTGGCCGCCGCAATCTCAAGTTCATGCGGCGTGGGCAACTGCAAAACATAGTTTCGGCTGCCGCACGCCACGGTGAACTGGCGCGCGGCCAGAGCGCGCGCCTTGATTCGCTCAATGTCGCTCACGTTGAGTACCGGACCGGCTCAGCGGAAAAACTAATGTCGATGTTGGCGGTAAGCGGCGCGTTGGCGGCTACGTTGGGCGTGGTCTGCAACGACCAGTAGCCGTTGGCAACGAGGCGACTGTTGTTCGGGAAGATCATCCGCAGCGCCGTGGGGACGGCCGTGCTGGCGGCGGTAGTGACGATGCTGTAGTAGCTCAGCGCCGGATCGTCAAGAACCTGCAACTGAATGGTCTGCGCGCTGCGCGTGGTGGGAATTTGTTTTTGCGTGCGGTCTACGATGGTCGTCACGTCCACGAACTGTTGTTCTCCGCCGCCCGGAGCGATGTTTTGAATCTGCGTAATGTTTGTCCAAGCGGTGATGCGGCGAATACTTCCAGTACCAGCGCCGGCCGCGTAAAGCGATGTGCTGGTCGTATTGATGTTCTCGAACGTGATGTCGTTTGTGGCTACCGTGACTACACGCACGATGCGGCCGTTCAACAAGTCCCACCCGCTGGTGACTTCGAGAAAGTCGCCGACCACAACGCTATGGCCGGCAGCCAAAGTGGCAACCGCCTGCGAGGCATTGCTGATTGCGCTCATGCTGACCGAGGCTCCGTAGGTCGACGCGATGGCGACCACGGTGCCCGTGGAAAGGGTAATTGCCATAATGATGCTCCGTGATGCCGGGTGTAGTCAGACCTAGAGCAGCGTGCCCGGCGCGTTGCTCGCGGTGTAAAGCGGTGGTGAGTTAAAGGTGATGACGGCACGGCCGATGGGTTGCTCAGCCTCGCCGTCGAACTCAATTTCGGTGCTTTGGTAGGCCAGCAGTATTGGCTTACCTTGTACGGTGAGCGCGACACCGAGCGCCCCTTCGACCTGTTCGCAGATGGTGTCCAGCGTGTTGGCTAGGTTGGCGCCTCGCGCATAGGC